GATTGCCAAAGGCACGCTTTCTTTGGGGCTTTCGGCGGCGGGCAAGGTGGTTAAAGCGACCGACACGGTACAAATCAGCTCCGGCCGCAACGACTTCGGGGCGCGTTACTGATGGACGACTACCTGTTTTTGCAGCCTTTGTTAATCGAGCGCGTTAAAGCCTGCGTCCCCGGCCTTGCCCATATCGGCAGCGCCTCAAGCCTTAGCGAAGCGCAAGACAACACCGCCGCCAGCCCCACCTGCTGGATTATCTATTTGGGCGAGGACATCACTGACGGCGCACGCGCCAAACATCCGGTCAAACAGCACTGGGCAGCGGTTCTAACGCTGGCCTACCCGAAACAGGGCGAGGCCGGGCCGCTCTTGGGCAAGTTGATTAACGCCTTAACCGGCTGGATACCCGAAAACGCGGGGCAGAAAGAACCGGCCTGCTCGCCGCTGGAACGCACCAGTACAAGGCTGCCGGTGGTCTTTGAGAACGACTGGCTGATATGCCCGCTGCTGTTTACCGCCCGCTTTTTTTGGCCGAGGGATAAAGCATGAGCACTAAAAAACAGCCCTCTCCCCCAGCCCCTCTCCCGCCAGCGGGCGAGGGGGACATGCTCCCCTCTCCCATCAATGGGAGAGGGGGCGGGGGAGAGGGTGCGGCGCAAGGCACGGTAGCCGTGACCGTTAACACCGAAACCCATATCCACCAAGGCAAACCCTGCCAAATGGGGCAAGTGATTGAAGTCACCCGCACCGAGGCACAGTTTTTATTGCGAGCAGGGGTGATTTCCAAAATCCCCGCGTCTTTAAACAAAGAGGAACAGAAAAATGGCTGACACCTATTACTACGGCCAAGGCAAGGTCGAGGCCGCACCGATTGTCGGCGGCGTTATCGGTAAATACCGCTTTATCGGCGACGTATCGGCGTTGTCGGTCGCGCTGGAGGTCGAAAAAGTCAAACACAAGGAAAGCCACAGCGGGCAAAAATTCCTCATGCGCGACTTTCTGATTGGCAAAACCGCCACCCTTAATATGACGCTGCGTAGTATCAGTGTCGATAATCTGGCCATGGTGCTGTACGGCAAGCCGGTCATCGCGCCTGCCGGTACGGTCACGGGTGAAGATTTAGGCACGATTGCCACAGGCGATACCGTCCGTCTGGCACAAATCGGCGTAAGCAACTTGGTAATTACCGACAGCGCCGGTACGCCGCAGACGATTGACCCATCCCACTACGAACTGCTCGATAACGGCCACTACGGTGAGGTTTTATTTAAAACCCTGCCGACCTCGCCCGCGCCGACCATGCCGCTTAAAGCCGCCTACCAGCACGCGGCGAAAAGGGCGGTGGGACTGTTTACCGCGCCGCAGCCGACCGTGGCTATCCGCTACAAAGCCGTCAACCTTGCCGAAGGCAATGCGCCGGTATTGGTTGAACTGTACAAAGTCTCCACCGACCCGCTGGCGGAATTGCCTTTGATTAGCGACGGCACGGAAGTGGCGGGGCTTTCCATTACCGGCGGCATTCTTTTGGACAGCAGCAAACCGGCTTCCGGCCTGTTGGGTCAATTCGGCCATATCACGCAGCTGGCGTAAGGGGGAATGACCATGACCATTGAAGCCACCGTTTCACCCTCTCCCCTAACCCCTCCCCCGCACGCGGGAGAGGGGAATGGTTCGCCGCCTCGCCCACCCACCAGCACGCACAATGCCACGGCCAGTAGCTCCCCTCGCCCGCAAGGCGGGAGAGGGGTCGGGGGAGAGGGTGGCGCGGATGACCTCGCTATTTTGTTCCCTGAACGGCAGGTCACGGTGGGCGGCAAAACGCTGACCGTGCGCGAATATTCCTTCAAACAAAGCCTGCAACTCAATGACCAGTTGCAACCCTTAATCAACGCCATCAGCGGCCTGATTGAAGGTGAAACCATGCCGGAACTGTCCGCCGTGATTAGCACGTTTGCCAAAGAACACGAGCGGCTGATTGAACTGGTCGCCGCTGCCGCTGATTGCGATGTGGCGTTTGTTGAAAACCTCCCGCAGCAAGAAGGCCAGCAACTGCTGTTGCTCTGGTGGGACATTAACGCCCCTTTTTTAATTGGCTCTGCCGTACTCGCCCTGCAAGCGTCGGCAGCGGCCAAGGCAGCGATACAGGGCAGCGCTGGGGCAGCGTCTTTGCCCGCTTGATTGCGGCAGGGCATAGGGCAAACGAGCTAGGCGACTACACAGTGCGCCAAATCCGGCTTTACCACCAACAGGCGCAACGCTTGACCTTTGAGCAACGTGCCGCCCTTTGTCTGGACACGGCGCACGCGTACACGGGCGGCAAATCCGCGCAGCAACATATCAAAGCGTTAGAGGCATTCGCGCATGGCGAGTAACGATTTAGAACTGCAACTGCGCATTCAAGCCGACCTACGCGCCGCGCTGGAAGAACTCAAGCGCTTTAAAAGCGGTCTGGACAGCCAAACGGACAGCGCCCGCCGTGCACAGGGCGCAATGGGTGGCCTCGCCGGTAGCGTAAAAACGCTGATTGGCGCATGGGCAACGCTCGCCACCGTGAAAACCATTATCCGTATCGCCGATGACTACGGCCAAATGGCCGCGCGGATTAAGCTCGCCACCGACAGCACGGAAGAATACCAGTACGTCCAAGAGCGCCTGTTGCAGTCCACCAAAAACACCTACCGCAGCCTCAAAGAAGCGCAAGAGCTTTACATTCAGACGGCGGACGCGCTGCGCAGCATGAACTACTCCACCGGCGACGCGTTGGACGTTTCCGAAAGCCTAAGCCTGCTCTTCGTCACCAATGCCACCAGCGCTGAACGGGCGAGCAGCGCGATTAACGCATTCGGCAAAAGCCTGCAAACCGGCAAAGTGGACGCGCAAAGCTGGCAGTCGATGCTGCTGGCCACCCCTACGCTGGTGGATGCCATTGCCGAAAGTACCGGCAAATCGGCACAAGCTGTCCGCCAATTAGGCGCATCCGGCCAGCTCGCGCTGACCGATTTAACCGAAGGGCTGCGCAAGTCGCTTGAGGCCAACAACCAAGCCGCCGAAAGCATGAAAACCTCGGTGGCCGATGGTTTCACGCGAGTGGGTACATCCGTTAGCACGCTGATTGGCACGCTGGATGAAGGCACCGGCGCGACCGACCTGCTCGCCAAAACACTTACGCAGCTTGCCGACTGGCTGGGCAGCGACGCACTGGCCGAAAGCCTGCTGTCCACCTTTGACCTTTGGCAGATTGCCTTTGCGCAAACCCGCGATGCTTTGACGGATTTGCAAGCGGACTTTGGCGATTTGGGCGAGGCGGGCAGTGAGGCCATCGACTTTATCGTCAAGGCGATGAAGAACTTACCGCGCAACGTGAAAACGATGACGGAAGTGCTCACGGTCGAAGCCGCCGCCTTGATTGACCGCCGTGTATCGGCGGAGAAATCCGCCATTAAAGCCATTGTCGGCTTTTATAAGGACGGCACTCAAGGCTTGCAACAGGCATGGGCGGATTTTCAGCGCGAACAGGCGGCGATTAGTGAAGCGCGTGTTGGCAGCATCGAGGCCAGCATTACCGAACACGAAACAGCCGAAACCGAGTACGAAAAACGCAAAGCACAGCGCGAAGCCGAGCGGAAAAAACGCCAAGAAGATTACCAACGGCGGCAGCAAGAATTACTGGCGCGGCGCAATGCCCCGCGCAACTTAAACGGCGGCGCAGGCGGCGACGATGCAGGCGAACAAAAACGCAATGATGAATTAGAGCGCTATGTTCAAGGACTGGAAAAACAAGCCGCTGCTCTGGGCAAAACCCGCGCCGAGGTGCTGGCGTTAGAGATAGCTGAAAAAGGGCTAACCGGTACGCTGCTGGAACGCGCCCATGCCGCGCAGGCTTTGCTCGCGGCTGAACACAAAAAGCAGCAGGATGAGCGAAACGCTCGCAGCAATGCCGACTTACAGGCGCAGCTATTACGCGCACAGGGTAAAGAAACCGAAGCCGCGCTGGCCGAATTAAGAACCCGCATCACCCAGCAGAAAAACGAATTTGCCGAAGCCGGTAATCAGGTCGGTATCGCCTTTCTCGACAAGCTCTTGCCCATTGGTGAAGCGAAAATCCGCCTTGAAGCGATACAGCGTGAAATCAACGCCGTTTTAGAAAGGCAGCGCAGCGCCGAACAGGCCAATCAAACCGCCCGCGACGCAGGCACGATTAACGAATACCAAGCCCGCGAACGCCTGCTGCAAATCCACCAACAAACCCGCGAAGAACTCGCCCTGATACGCCCGCAGCTTGAACAGATGGCGCAATTGGGCGGCGAAATCGGCGAACAAGCCAGCAACGCGCTGGAACGCTTAAACGCGCAAAGCCAGCAACTGGCGAGCACCTGTGGCCTGCTGCAAAAGACCCTATCCGATGGCTTAACCGGCGGGCTTGAACAAGCCTTAACCGGCCTTGCCAAAGGCACGCTGGATTTACGCGGCGCAATCACCGCCCTTGCCACTTCTGTACAAGACGCGCTGCTAAAAATGGCGGCGCAAAATATCGCACAGAGCATGGTTTCCAAAATCATGTCCGCCTTTGGTGCGGGCGGGCAAACGCTGCAAACCGGCGCGGCGGCGGTCGGGCAATCGGCTGTGCAGATGCAAGCGGCGGGCGGTTCATTAACCACCGGCGCTGCTGCTGTCTCTGCCGCAGCGGCGCAATTAGCCGCCGCCAGTGCCAGTATGGGCGCATCCAGTGTCGCCGGTGGAATGGGTAACGGCATGGGCGGCATGCTGGGGATGTTTGGCGGCGCGGGTGGTGCATCGGGCGGCGCGGGCGGCAATCCCTTTGCCTTGGGCGGGCAGTTTTCTACCGGCGCTTCATTGAGCGGCGCAAGCGGCGCAGCGCCTACTGGCGCACCGGCAGCGGGCGGCAGCAGCTTTGGCCTGTACGGCATGGCGATGATGGTCGGCAGCATGTTTGGTAGCTGGCTGGCAAGGCGCAAGGCGAGTGGCGGGCTGGTGACGGGACCGGGCAGCGGCACCTCGGACAGCATCCCCGCTTGGCTGTCCAATGGCGAATACGTGATACGCGCCTCCGTCACCCAGCAGCCCGGCATGCAGCAGCTACTCGCCCGCATTAACCAAGGCGGCTTAGAGGCGTTTAAACGCATCAAAGGCATCACCAAACATTCGACCGGTGGATTGGCCGGTCTTCCCGCGCCGAATTTTTCCGCGCCGTCGCTGGGAACAACGGAAATCAGCGAGCGGCCAAGTACCACGGTCGAAAATCAAATCAGCCTAATTAATGTGAACAACCAAGACCAAGCCTTGCAAGCCTTCGCCAGCGCCAAAGGTCGCGCCGTGATTATGGATGCCTTCCAAAAATACGGGCAGGAATTTAGACAATCGCTAGGGGTAAATTAAATGGCCTTTGAAACCGGCACGGCGTTAAACCTGCCCGATTTTATCGACAAACTGCAAACCTTTTTAACCAGTCACCCCGATTTAGTTTCAAGCGGGCAGGCTTGGCAGAAACTACATGATGTCACCGTAGCGGCCAGCGGACAGTTATTTGAAAGTCGAGGGCTAGCCTTTAAAGCACCTGGCTTAGGCGGCGCAGATGAAATCTTTATTGGTTTTAACACTTGGGGCAATACCGCGTCCGACTGGTATAACTTAAGACTATATGGCGGCACTTCTTTTGACAGCGCGTTAATCACGGAAATTAACGGCTCAATTATCAGCGGCTTTTTAAACCCCAGTCCGCCCACACAGATTTTATTATGGAACGCCCCAATGCCCTATTGGTTCTTTGCCAATGGTCGCCGTGTCTGGATAGTCGCCAAAGTCTCCACTGGGTACGAAAGCGGCGGCGCGGGGTTTATCCTGCCGCCGTGCGAACCCTCGCATTATCCCTATCCGTTAATGATAAGCGGCGGATATACCGGTACTTCACAGGTGAGATGGTCAAATAACAGTGAATATCATCGCGGCATCTCCTCGCCTTATTACTACAACTGCTTTATCAGAAGTGCCGATGGCGTATGGACGGATTTTTGTTCCAACAGTTACGACAGCGGTTCATTACGTCCCGATATTAGTTACCGCGTGCTTTGGCCGCTGGGGGCTAATCGGTATCAAACGGATGGCTATAACAACGTTTTAAG